GCAAAGCTGCAACAACGAGCACAGTTGATGAAACAGAATTATGCTCAGTTGCCCGAAGAAGAAAAAGAAAAAGATCGCGTGGTTGCTCGTGCATTGCTGCAGGCATTGAAAGGCCAACAGGGCATGTCTGAAAGCGCCAGCTTTGATCTTGAACTGGCACGCTTGCGCGAGTTGCTGGGTAGATAATACCACATGAACACAGCACATGAAGTCATGTCCGGCGTATGGGAAATTGAAGATTTTTTCGACGACTTTGAGCAACTGAAACAAAGTTACCGTGGTAATCAAACTGCATGGCGGGCCGAGTACCCCAATCGCTTGCTCACACCCTGGGACCAAGCACCTGATCTGCAGACTCGCCTGCGAGCTCTACGGCCCACAATTGAACACATCGTGGGGCAAGTCTTGAGCCCTCAAGTGGCCTATGTGAGTCTAGACCTGTCGGGGTCCCGAATCATGATGCATAGACTGCACTCAGATATCCGCTGCTTTGTACAGGTGTGCATGGCCGATCAAGAACAGCCAGACTTGGCCACGCATTTTTGCACAGATAGTCAAGTCAATGCCGAATACCCTCAAGACTACGAAGACATCAGCTGTTTCAAACCTGAACAGCTACAGTCTGTGAGCTATCGTCCCAACACTGCCTATGTGTTCCTGAATCAGCCCAGAGTATTCATGGGCACACGCTGTGTAGTTCCGGCCAACACTCAGCGTGAGACTTTTAATTTACATTTTTGCAGTCCATTGCCAGCACACGCTCACCCTTAACCCATCGGCCCGTTTGGCATGGTGTACTTTTTGGTCTACATTTAAATTGATATAACCAGTGTTGGGCACAAACGGTATTTCGAGTTCTTCGCTTTGCCCAGGTCCGGTTGTTCCTGGTTCTTTGCAAAAAGAGGTGCCATGCACCGAGCCGCCATAACACCATAGGTACACTTGATAGGTTACAGTCAAGTACTCAGCATCTGGATGATATGGGCAGTGAAAGTATGGCAAGTCCATCCAAAGTTTGCTCATGACAGGTGTTAATTTTTTGCCCACAATTTCTTGCATGGGCTCTGTCAGCAAATGTCCCATGTAAGTGAGTTGTTTTTGCGATTTGCTTTCGGGCATGAGTTGCAGTCGATATTCTAAACAATCACTATGCCGATGCCACTGTTCGTCATGATCAAGGAATCGTTGACTCAGCCAACCAAAAGTGGGAGAATCAAAACAATTGGAGACCTGCCAGAGGTTAGGGAAAGCTGCTGGCACAACTTCGGCGTCGCTGCCGTGAATTCTGTGAGTAGTCATGCCAGTATTTACTGGTCTGGCAAAAAAAGTCAGAATTTCCGTTGTGATGCTAAGTAAAGTCGTATACACTAGCAACAGTGCATACACAGGCACTCTAAAAGGCAACTTTTAAAAATCATATTAACGCATACAGAAAGGCAACACAATATGGCATCTCTAGCAGAAATTCGGGCTCGTTTGGCAGCCGCAGAAAACAAAGGTTCACAGTCATCCGAGCGCGGTGACAACTCGATTTACCCACACTGGAACATGGAAGAAGGCCAAAGTGCCACTCTGCGTTTCTTGCCTGATGGCAACACCAAAAACACATTCTTCTGGCAAGAACGAGCCATGATCCGTTTGCCATTCAGTGGTATCAAAGGCGAAATGGAATCCCGACAAGTCATGGTACAAGTGCCATGCGTGGAAATGTGGGGCGATTCATGTCCAATCTTGGCCGAAGTACGGGGTTGGTTCAAGGACAAGAGTCTTGAAGAAATGGGTCGCAAATACTGGAAAAAGCGCAGCTACATTTTCCAGGGTTTTGTGCGTGAAAATCCCCTAGCCGACGACAAGTCTCCCGAGAATCCAATCCGTCGCTTTATCATTGGTCCGCAAATCTTTACCACAATCAAGGGCGCACTCATGGACCCTGAACTGGAAGAATTGCCAACAGACTACCTGCGTGGACTGGACTTCCGCATCAGCAAAGGTGCCAAAGGTGGCTTTGCTGACTACAACGGATCAAAATGGGCCAGAAAAGAGTCGGCATTGACCGAAGCTGAATCTGCTGCTATTGAGCAACATGGCTTGTTTGACCTGAGCACATTCTTGCCCAAGAAGCCAACTGATGTTGAGCTCCGTGTGATCAAAGAAATGTTTGAAGCCAGCGTGGATGGTCAACCATATGACTCCGAGCGTTGGGGCAGCTACTATCGTCCTGCTGGTGTACAAGCACCTGCTGGCGCCGCACCAGCTGCATCCACATCTGATGTGGACGAGGATGCTCCTGCTCGACCCGCAGCTAAACCTGTGGTAACAGCCAAGCCTGCACCTGCAGCATCCAGTTTCGACGACGAGGATGACGAAGTTGGAGTTGCAGCAGCACCTGTGGCTGCAGCCAAATCTCCGCAAAAGGCCGAAGATATCTTGGCCATGATTCGTGCACGTCAACAGAAGTAACTGAAGGAACTGTACAAGGGCCAGGCCCTTGTACAACCCCTATGAAATTTCAAATTGTTTTTGACAATTCAGGCGACGCAATTGATTTTGTATCAGTCAATGCTGAAGTACTCGAGTATTATGTAGATCAGCTGAATCGATGCAAACAAAATTCTTTTTCGATTCAAAATAAAACATATCCTAATATAGTATCCCAACGAATCGAACGGTTACATCAAACTCTTGAAAGTGTTAACACCTGGATTGAAGAATTAACTGATTGGCAGCATGATGCGTTCGAGTTGGAACAATATCTAGATCAACACAATCTAAATAAACTTCATGCTGACTGGGTGCGTAGTCAAGGTCAAATTTATGACATAGATGCAAAGCGTCAGCAACACAATTTTTCAGGCACAGCAGAACGCATACATGATATATTTCCTGATTCGGAAAGATTTGTCACTATTGCCAATTTGCTGTCAAAATTGAATCATACTCAACAGTACGATGACATCAATCTGAAAATACACGAATTAGAAGATAGTTTTAATCAAATAAGATTTGGCATGTCAGATGGTTCGTGGCAACAATTTCCAAATGTGTTTGATAATTCTATATTGGCCAACGATGTTGCAAATTTTAGCTTGACCTTCAATCACCTGGGAAGAACATTATACAATAAATTTGTACATTTTGATTTTGAGCTAACGCATGATGATGAAAATTCTTATAACGAGTTGTTGGGATTTGTCACGGTGAGTCTTGTGCCAAGTCAGACTATTCCACTAAGTAAAGAATATCAAACCTGGTGTCAATCTCATGGTCGTGCTCCTATTGGAGACAATTTGAATTTAGGTAACATACCTGATTTGTCTAGTCGAATAACTCTCTACCGACAACTGATTTATAAAAATCTCAAAAGTAACAATAACTTTTCTATACACATAAACTAAGGAAAAACAATGGCCAAACCCTTTGACGTATCAAAATTTCGAAAAGAAATTACCAAATCAATTGACGGACTCAGCATTGGATTCAACGATCCCACTGATTGGATCTCCACAGGCAACTATGCCTTGAACTATCTCATATCCGGAGACTTCCACCGAGGTATTCCCTTGGGCAAGGTCACGGTGTTTGCTGGTGAATCTGGTGCTGGCAAAAGCTACATCTGTTCAGGCAACATCATTAAAAATGCTCAACAGCAAGGCATCTTTGTGGTGCTGATTGACTCAGAAAACGCCTTGGACGAGGATTGGCTCAAGGCACTGGGTGTGGATACCAGTGAGAGCAAGTTGCTGAAACTGAGCATGGCCATGATTGACGATGTGGCCAAGACCATCAGCACCTTCATGAGTGACTACAAGGCCTTGCCAGATGGCGAGCGTCCCAAGGTGCTGTTTGTGATCGACAGCCTGGGCATGTTGCTCACACCCACTGACATCAACCAGTTTGATTCTGGAGACCTCAAAGGTGACCTGGGTCGCAAGCCCAAGGCACTCACAGCTTTGGTGAGAAACTGTGTCAACATGTTCGGATCATACAACGTGGGCCTGGTATGTACCAACCACACCTATGCTAGTCAGGACATGTTTGACCCTGATGACAAGATTTCAGGTGGTCAAGGCTTTATCTATGCCAGCTCCATTGTGGTGGCTATGAAAAAACTCAAACTCAAAGAGGACGAGGATGGCAACAAGATTTCGGATGTCATGGGTATTCGTTCAGCCTGCAAGGTAATGAAAACACGCTATGCCAAACCCTTTGAGGGAGTGCAGGTCAAGATTCCCTACACCACTGGTATGAGTCCTCATTCCGGGCTGGTTGACCTAGCTGAGAAAAAAAATCTTCTCAAGAAAGAAGGCAACAGTTTGGTATTTGTCACCAGCGATGGCGAGATTATCAAACAGTTTCGTAAAAAATGGGAATCAAACGAGAATGGTAGTTTGGATCGACTCATGGCCGACTTTAGAAATCAAAAGATCACGACCGAAACAGTAGAAGAAACACAGGAGGATGCAGAATGAGCATGGATGTAGATGTTATCAGTGAAATTTGGGCCGAGCTCAAGAGATATGTCAATGTGGTTGATCGTGGAGATGCAGCGGAATCCATTGTGTCTATCTTGATAGATCATGACATTGATGCTGATGAAATACGCACCTGGTTCAAAGGCGATGCAGACATCAAAACAGCCTTGAGTGATTACTTGGCCACTGATTCAGAATCTGATGATATACTAGAAGAGGATCCAGAAGAAGATGATTTCGGTGAAGACGATGAGGAAGACTGGGATTAATGTGACTGACAAATATTTTCCGATCAAAACAGCAACGGCCTGTTCACTTAAATGGTCTTGGAGTACTTTGTATTTAAATTCAAACCAAACAGCATCATGTCATCGCACAGGATTCAGTACAATAACTCCTGAAAATTTTAACAATTTTCACAATACTGAAAAAAAGATTCAAGAAAGACAAGCAATGCTCAACGGTCAATGGCCAGTTGATAGTTGTGGCTATTGTCGTAATATTGAAGAATCAGGCGGATTTAGTGATCGTATGCTACATCTTGACATACCTGGACAAGTTCCTGTTGAGTTAAATATTGATCCAACTGCAACTGTAGTAACTCCTACGATTTTGGAAGTTTTTTTTAAAAATACTTGTAATTTGTCATGCTTGTATTGCATTCCTGATTTGAGTTCTAAGATAAATCAAGAAAATCAAAAATTTGGAGAATTTAAAAAAAATGGTGTGATATTGTCAACATACTCACCTTCAACTTCGGTTGATTTGCTAATAGAAAAATTTTGGCAATGGATGCAAGAAAATTCAGTTAATCTAAAAAGGTTCACTATCCTCGGAGGCGAACCTTTTTATCAGCAAGAATTTGATCGTTGTCTGCAATATTTTGAATCGACGATGCATCCAAATCTTGAAATATGTATAGCAACTAATCTGTCAATGAGTCAAGATAGACTCACAAAATATCTTGACCAATTTAAAGTTTTAATAGCAAAAAAACAAATTAAACGTATTGATCTGACTTGCAGTATTGACTGTTTCGGTCCGGAACAAGAATTTGTTAGATATGGATTAAACCTTGATCAATGGATCAAAAATTTTGAATTTTTGCTACAAAAGAAATGGTTAACAATCAACATAAATCAGACTATCAGTTTATTAACAATAAAAACTATGCCAGAATTGATAGAAAAATTAAATCAGTGGAAAAAAATTAGGCCAGTGGGACATTATTTTTCTGCTGTAGCACCTCAGCCTAGTTATCTTATGGTCGATGTTCTGGGACCCGAAGTCTTTGCTGATGATTTTGATAAAATTTTAAAGACCATGTCAGAGTCTTCGGACTCTGACAGTACCGCTAAAAAATACATGCAAGGCATCGCCGATTCGGTTGCGCAATCTCAAAAAAATGTGTCAGAAATTTTAAAATTAAAAACTTTTCTTGATGAAAAAGACCGGAGACGTGGTACTGATTGGAAATCTACATTTCCATGGTTAGAAAAAGAAATAAATCATGTGGTATAGTCGTGTCACTGCTGATCTAGGTGCAATTCCGGACTTTATAGCCCACTATGAGGGTGAACTGGAAGCGGCCAAGCGCGACTGCAAGATCGGGGGACTGGTAGAAAAAAACATCACCGCTCTGCCTGGCATCACCGAACATCGTTTCAATCAGCTGCAGGAAATTGAAGCTGTGCTGAACCTGCTCAACATACAGTTGAGAAAAATTCGTCGACGCCATTTTCAAAAGTATCTTGAGGGCTATGCACGAGCACTGACATCGAGAGATGCCGAAAAGTACGTAGACGGAGAAGACGAAGTGATTGACTTTGAAACCATAATCAACGAAGTGGCGTTCCTACGTAATCGTTGGTTGGGAATTCTCAAAGGCCTGGATACCAAACAGTGGCAAATGGGCCACATTGTGAGGCTGCGTACAGCCGGAATGGAAGACATACAGGTATAACCCATGACAGTTTCGCGCATACACATTCGTGACCATGGAGTTATCTATTATGACATATGGTATCAACACGCCTATTATGACTACTTGGGCCAACCAGTAATTGAAAAATTTGTACAAGAATGTGATCAACATAACATTTCACTGGAACAGATCAAAAACTATGTGTGGATCATTGACTGTGGTCCCGAGGGATTGGATTCCCGACACCTCTGGGTGTTATTCAATTGGCTTCGGGAGCAAGGTGTACCAGACTGCAATTTCAGAGTGATTTTTACCGTACAAGAATCCGTTGAGCAGTTGCCGTATCCGGCCATTTGTTTGACTGATCGCATGGTGCGTTGGGGCAACTTGCCCCAGATAGCTCAGTCAGTTGACTGGCAAAATTTATCATGTGGTCATGCCTTGCTGTGTCTCATGCGTAGAGACAGTGTGGATCGTGCTAGATTTGCTCGCTTGCTGTTGGGCCGTTTTGATCAAAATCAGATATTGTTGACACTGGGTTCGATCCCCAACGATCCAGGCATGCATGCTCGACAACCCATCATGCAAGAAATCATGCATCCGTATTCTTTTCCCGTTGTAATTGAACAGGAGTTAAGCTCGTCTTCGTATGAACGAGTTTCTGGGCCACCTGACACTGATATATTTTATCGTGCATACATCAACCTTGTGGTAGAATCATCCAATCAACAAGACGAGCAATGCTGGAAAAGTGTATTTCTGACAGAAAAATCATTCAAACCATTTGCTTGGCATCAATTTCCAATCTGGTATTCGGTCCCAGGCACCGTGGCATTGGTCCGAAGCCTGGGTTTTGACATGTTTGATGACTTGTTTGACAATCATGATTATGACAGTATCCTGGATGCTGACCAGCGCAAACAAGCCGTGGCGGACTTGGTGGCAAAACTCATGACTCAGGACTTGGCCGAATTGAGATGTCAATGCTGGTCAAGACTTGTGCAGAATTCACATCATCTACAACAGGTGTATGATAACTATTTGATGCATAGTCAACAAAAAATCACTCAACTGGAGCAACAGTCACATGTTTAAAAATCACGAGGAAAGTCACGAGCACAGTCTTGAAACGCTGAACTTGTTTTATGAATACGACGACTTTATGGAAAGCGTGGGTACCTTGGCTGACCTGGGTTGTGGTTCTGGCCTGGACTTGGAATGGTGGGCCACACGCACCACACGAGATGATGTGCCACAACCACTTGAGATCAAGTGCACCGGTATCGACCTCCTGGATTCTTTGCCAGTGGCGCATCGGTATCCCAACATAGTTTATCAGCGCAACGACTTTGAACAAGCTGTGAATGCTCCGCCTACCAAATTTGATGTGCTGTGGTGTCATGATGCTTTTCAATACTGTATCAATCCTGTAGCTGCCTTGAGCCGTTGGTGGCATGCCACCAGTGATGGCGGTATGTTGGTGTTGATCCTTCCCCAGACAGCCAGTATTGTGCGTAGACAGTTGATTCACACACAGCAAAACGGATGCTATCATCATCACAGTCTTGTGAGTCTCATTCACCAACTGGCAGTGTCGGGTTGGGATTGTCAAAATGGATTTTTTCTCAAGCGACCCAGTGACCCTTGGCTGCATGCCATAGCATACAAGAGCACACATCAGCCCATGGATCCCAAAACCACCACCTGGTATGATCTGGCAGATCGTCAACTGCTGCCCGAATCAGCTGCCGAAGGTGTGCAGCGCCGTGGACACTTGGCTCACTCGGATTTGATCTTGCCCTGGTTGGACAAAAACTTCATCCACTACGGGGAATAAGGCATGCTGCCGATCCCGGTGTTTGTGGGCTACGATCCACGCGAAGCAGTGGCCTACCATGTGTGTTGCAACAGCATCATAAGACTGGCCACGGCTCCTGTGGCCATTGTGCCCTTGGCTCTCAATCTCATGACTGACTACCAAGAAACGCACACCGACGGCAGCAACACTTTTGTGTACAGTCGTTTTTTGGTGCCCTATCTTATGGGCTATCAGGGTCGTGCCGTATTCATTGATGGTGACATGGTGTTGCAGAGCGATATCCTGGAACTGTTTGACCTGCTGAGCAATCAACATGCTGTGGCCGTGGTCAAACATGATTATCAAACTCGTTCCGCAGTCAAGTACCTGGGCAATGCCAATCACAACTATCCTCGCAAGAATTGGTCCAGTGTGATTGTGTGGAACTGTGGTCATGAGAAAAATCGTGTGCTCACACCTGACCTGGTGCAACACAGCACTGGATTCTATCTACATCGCTTTGGCTGGTTGGATGATGCCAACATTGGGGAATTACCCCGGGAATGGAACTGGCTGCCCGACGAACTGGGTACCAATCCCGAGGCCAAACTGCTGCATTACACCCTGGGCACACCATGCTTTACTGAGTACAAGTCAGTGCCCCAAGCCGATGCATGGCATCAAGAACGCCGGCTTGCACAACACCCATCATGAACACCGTGGCAGTTTATCACAGATCTGTGCCCAATGGTCGCAATTGGGAAAAGGTCAATCTCTTGAGACTGTTTGCACAGGGCGTGAGAACCACTGGCGATTCGGTAGTGGATGTTGAAGACTATCAAGTGGGCCATACCGATGTGGCTGTGATTCAAGGTTGGTATACCACAACTGCCCGGCCAAGACCACATGCTGATTTGAGAAATCGCGTGATCTTGTCACAACGTCGCATGCAGCGTCGAGTGTTGGCCGTGGACAGCAACTTGTTCCTGTATGCCAACACCGACAATCCCCATCACTACTTGCGTTACAGTTTTGATGATGTGTTTCCCAGTACCGGAGAGTACTGCGACCGCCCAGTGGATCCTGCCAGATGGCGCAGCATCAGTCAACGGGTGGGCATCGAGTTGCGTGACTACAGAACCACTGGGGATCATGTGCTGATATGCCTGCAGCGACAGGGAGGCTGGAGCATGGGCGATGTTGATGTTGCTGCCTGGTTGACACAAACGGTTCAAACACTGGCACGATACACTGATCGGCCCATTGTGATACGCCCACATCCAGGAGACAAAAAACTTCACACCTACTTGGATCTTGTGAATCCCTTGCCCGGAGT